CGAAGAAGGCGGAATGCCATTGTACCGAGTTGGCACGTCGGGTGTCAAGTTTAGAGAAGGTGGTAGAAAACCTCCTTCAGCTGCAGTCCTCGCTGCAGCCAAGGTGTTCCCCGAAGTCACTGAATTTGCATGGCCAGAGAGAGGCTCCAAAGCCGAACTCGGATCCCTCTTGCTCCAAGCAAGTAGATTCAAGCGGACTGAAGAGCCCCCTGGTCTCAAAGAAGCCTGTAATCGCCTCACAAGGAAATATCCAAAATCCAGGCCCAAACAGTGTCTTAGAGGAGAAAATTGGAACCACAGCGACATCGCGTCGGCGGTCACGGAGATCTGCGAGAAAAGCGTCAACTCCAAAGCCTCCCCCGGTGTCCCCCTCAGCATCTTCGGACAAACCAATGGTGCCGTCTTAGGATCGCACCAAGAGCTTATCGTGTGGGCTGTAGTCGAACGAATTGAGGCACTGAGTAGTGTTGGTCTCTGTGAGAAGTTATTCTCCTATACTCCAAAAGAGTTAGTAGCCTTAGGGCTCTGTGACCCCATCCGCCTCTTCGTGAAACAAGAACCCCATTCCGCTAAGAAAATTAAGGAAGGACGGTTGCGGCTGATTTCATCTGTATCCCTAGTTGATCAACTAGTTGAGAGATTGATGTTCGGCCCCCAGAACCAACTTGAGATTCAGCGGTGGAGAAATATCCCGTCTAAACCTGGGATGGGTTTAAGCCTATACGAACAAGCCGAATCGATCTGGAGAGAGCTCCAAACCTATCATGACTCATGTCCAGCTGCAGAAGCTGATATATCGGGTTTTGATTGGTCAGTCCAAGACTGGGAGCTCTGGGCAGATTTAGTTATCCGTTGTGAGCTGGGAAGTTTCGGAGAAAAGCTTAAGAGAGCTGCTACCGCGAGATTTTATTGCTTCATGAATTCCGTATTCCAGCTATCAGATGGAACTTTGATTGAGCAATTCCTGCCTGGACTGATGAAGTCCGGTAGTTATTGCACATCAAGCACCAACTCTAGAATTAGATGTCTGATGGCTGAACTCATCGGAGCACCATGGTGTATCGCAATGGGAGATGACTCAGTTGAGGGTTACGTCCCTCGGGCTATCGAGAAATATCTAGCCCTGGGTCATAGTTGTAAAGACTACATTCCGTGCGAGACAGACTCTGAGGGAGCTTTAAAGAGAGTGAATTTCTGTAGTCACGAGCTAGGTGAAGGCACCTTTTGGTTGACCTCCTGGCCGAAGACCTTATTTCGCTTTCTTTGTAGCCCCAAGCCCGAGATTGAGGATCTTGAGGCTGAACTTTGGGGATGTCCTAAATGGGAAAAGATCAAGCGATATGTCCTTGGAGAAGTCGGTAAGGACAAAACAAACGAAGAAAGCTATCTTAATGCCGACACGAAAGAAACAAATGGTTCAGAAAGTTGTGGAACGGGAGGTAGTGGTCAAGAGAGGACCTGCCCGGAAGACCCCTCGAAAGAAAATGAACCAACTGAATTCCTCGATGGGGGGAATGTCAATCTCTCGCCAGATATCTATGCCAGTTTCGGCTGGCATAGTCTCTGGCCGGGCTAACCCCATAGTGAGGTCGGAGGGCCGGAGTACAATCATAACTCATGTTGGAGTTAATTCAATCTTCAGCGTGAGTACAACGTTTAGTGCTACCGTAGTGCAATGCATGCCCTCCACGGTCGAGTCGTGGTTAACCGGAGTGGCGGGGAATTGGTCTAAGTATCGTTGGCGAAAGCTGAGATTCCTCTGGATTCCTTCCTGCCCTACAACGACTCAAGGTTCTATTTATATGGGCTTGCAATATGATAATATTGATTCAGCCCCTTCAACTAATGCCCAAATGTCATCACTTCAAAGTTTTACGACAGGGCCAGTCTGGTCAGGTTACCAGGCGGCCCCTTTACTTTCGAAGATCGGTGCCACTTGTCCTGTGGGATCCATAGTCGTTGATGTAGATGTGACCCGGTTCTCGCAACCGTGGTATTCCTATATTACAGCTGGCTCTTTTGTGGCTCAGTCGAACATCGCCGTTAGTTTAGCGAATATGTTCAGCCCTTCAAGGCTCATTATCGCTACTGATGGCGGTTCTGCTGTCAGCCCTGGAACCCCGGTCGGCAAGTTGTATGTCTCGTATACAATAGAATTAATTGAGCCCGAAGCTGCGACCGTCAATCTGTAGGTTTCGTCCTACCTCTCCCTGAAGAAGGGAGGTTCTCCGCCTTTGGAAAGCGGAGTCCTATTTCAAAGCCCCG